TGTAACTGTGTAAACACCAGCGGCAGAGTATGTGTCGATTGTAGGCATACTATCGTCAACCATTACAAGTCTACCGTTGAGAGTACCAATGGAAAGGTCTCTCTGAAGACCATTAGCGTCGTTATACTTGAGATAAACGAGCAACTTAAGGTTCTCAAGGTTTGTAGCAACGAAAGAGTGCATAATTGCCATTGAGAACTTGCCCTTGTGGTCACCACACGCTCTCTGAATTGCAGTATTGAGCGTTGTGCCGTCCATATAACCTAAAACGTTCTCTGTGTTTGTTGCGGCAGAAACATCATAAGTATGGCTCTGAACGAACTTAGCACCCTCACTGTCAGACATATTAAATACACCTGTGAGAATGTGTACGAGTGTATCCTGGTCAATCTCGTCCCAATACTGTGAAATCTGTTGAGCGACGTTCTCCATAAAGTCAACACCACCAGTAATGTCATAAGAGAAGTCCTTTTCTGTCCACGCCTTTGCACGACCTACAACAACTCTCGAATGAGAGAAGGTCTTTGTGCCTGTAGATGTAATGTCTGTTTCACCGTCGTAGTTGTCAGGTGTACCGTTGATAAGGCCCTTGAGAGGGGTTGTGATGTAGTTACCACCGACCTGGTCTGCCATCGCACCAGCAATATCCTGTCTCTGAACGATTGCTCTGGATTTGAGAAGTTCATTCAGCTTAGTATTGGGAAGCCTGTCCATATACTGCTGGAAAACTTCACTGTTAAAAAGTTTTGCGTCAAAAAGTCCCATAAATAATCTCCTTTAATTTTGTTTAACGGGCTTGGTCATTAGCCGCTTTCATCAACTCTGTAAGAGTAGGTTTCTTTTGTGGAGTAGCGCCCGGTGTACTACTTACAAACTGCGGCTTTGTCTCTGTGGGTGTGTTTGCTGTGGGTTCTGTTTTAGTAACAAATGCGTCTGCATTTACTTCTGCGTATGCTTTAGCAAAATCATCTGCTCCTATGATAGTTCCCGCTTTCATCTTTAACTTCTCGTCCAAGAGAGACCTTACAAAATCACGCTTTGCGGCCTGGCTGGAAAACTCCTTGCCGTTAGCATATTCCTTTACTGCAAACTCGTACTCTTGCTCTGCCAACTGTTGCTTGTACGCTTCCATATCGGCATTATACTTTGTCTGCAACGTATCAAAGTTTGTTTGAAGTTCTGCCAACTTTGATGTGTCTGTGCCTGCCTCCCTTAACTTTGCCTGCAAGTCTACAAGGTCCTTATCACGCTGTGCGATAGTTCCGTTAAGTTGCTCGATGGAAGTGTCTTTAGACCCAATATCATCGTCATACTTTGACTTACTAACGTACTTGCCTTCAGAAAGGTCTGTAAACTTTGCTCCGCCGTCTTTAGCGATTGCCTCAAACTGCTCAAAAGTTAAAGTGCCGTTCTCTGCTTTGTCAAAAATCTCTTTGATGTTCACGAAAAATTCCTCCTAAAACAATCTTTTATATCCGCTTTATTTATAATTTCGCAGTCGCGGTCTGCGTTGATTGTACCCTTGTTTTAAGGTCTAGGGCGAGACTATATAATAAGGTGTTAGACCTGTATTATCGTTGGAGTTCTAAAATTGAAAATGATAATCATTTTCAATTTCATACCTCAATATTATAATATATATTGGTAAATGTCAACATTACTTATAATCTTTCACGCGTATTCTTTCAAGTTTTGCTGGGACACCACATTTTTGACTGAATTGTTTATAACGTGTTGTTAATTTTCCTACGCTGTTTCTGGCCTGCATCATCATATTTTTATCGTTCAGTGCTTTTCCATATAAGTATTTTTCCTTAGCCTTTCTGATTTCACGTTCATACCTGCGTTGAACCTGTGTACACTCATACAATGTTCTATGCGTTCCATACTCGTCAACATACCCACGCTCGTTATCCTCAAGTATCTTGCTAAGTTGTTTCTGTGTGTACTGAGGCTCTGCACCCTTTTTTATCTTCATAAAGTAGTGCCTACAATTCCACTGTCCGATATTACGCTCAAACCCTACGTACTTATTTCCTTCTAAGTCCTCAAAGTCGGCACCAGACTGCATCTTTTCAACTTCAGCGAGCGCAAATTGATGTCCTTGAGCGGGTGCGTGGTCAGGAGCAGGAAAAATATGAGCAGATAGCTCAACTGCATTAGCACCGAATTGTTTTCCCATAATATCCTGCATTTTGTTTATTAGATTTTTAACGCTGTCAAGTACATTAAATCTAATAGCGGAATTTGCGCTTACAGTGTCTTGTACGCTGTCAGATGAGTTATTTATCGAATATCTTACGCCTTGCTCAAATAACTGCATTTCCGTGCGTTTTATCGCTATGTCTTGTAGTTCTTTAGATACTTTATTATAACTAGTTGCTTCAGAAAGAACAGAACGATACGCCTTTTCTAATGTATACGACTTTACCACAGTAGGATTTTTTAAATCTCGCATAACGATAACTGGGTGCTTTAAAAGTGCAGATAAGTTCTTTTGGGCAGTATTCGTTAAAGTTGCAACAGCGTTAACCAAAGTTTTATTCATAGCGAGTTCTACTTTTGTCTCGTAGAACTTTAAACTTTCCATATAAATAACAAGAGCAACCCACCAAAAATCGTCTTTAATGGATTTGTACTGAGATTTCAAATAGGAGTCATACAACTTATGTATATAGGAAATGTCCTTCTGTATAATAATTTCCTTATCTAGTGGTGAAAGCGTATCAAAGTCGGCAAGTTTAGATACTCTTTCCGCAATAACGCTAATCACAGAAAGGCTAAACTCGTCCTGCCGACTTGTATACTCATATAAAATCTTTTCAATCTGTTCGTCTGTAAGCATTAGACACTATATTGATTATCTCCACTCTTAAAGTTGTTTTCCGAATTGTTATCCTTCGGGCTTTCCTTCTTATTACTATCAGGTGTTTGTCCCAAAAGTGACATTTCATTAAGATTTTGCTGTACGCTTTCCAAACTCTCTTGTTGGACACGCATAAGGGCCTCTCGTGCCTGACGCTCTGTTTCTCCAAAGTACCACATACGAGTTTCAAGTTTGCTTGCGAGTCCGTTCTGAATAAGGATTATTCGCTTTGTAAGTTCCGTATCGCTGTCGTTGATAATACTATCGTCCCACTCAAAGGACATTTCATACTCTCCGTCTGGAGTAATGTTGTATAAATCACAGTATACATTCATTACATACACGGCATCTTTAAGCATATTTTCAATCGCTTGCTGGATATGGGCGTTAGTCTCATAACTTCTGATACGTAACATTCTTAACTCGGTTGCAGTTTTAGCCTCGCTAATAACGTCTGACAGCGTTCCACGAGACATTCCTGCACCATCTTCAATACGCATTAAAATACAGTTAAGTCCATTAATCAAAGACTGGTCACGTAATGAAGGAGAAAATACCTCGTAAGTCTTATCATCATTCAAGTCAATTCTACGATAAAGCCTATCCTGAAGTTGGCTCATTACTGAGTGTCCGTCTTCAGGGTTATTGGGGTCGGTATACCACTTAAGGGCGTTTCTATCAATATCAATAGCGAGTTCACCGCCCTCAAACTCCCAAAGAAGCCTAGAATACTGCCTGTCCGCTTCCTTAATTAATCCCTTAACCTTATCAAACCCGCTTACTCCTAAAGGAGAGTGTGTGTCAATAGTATTTGCTTCAGGCATCTTAAAATAAGCGAAAAGAAGTCTGTCCACATCTGAAATTGTAGTTTCTGCGGAAAGCATAGCCCATTCAGGAACTTCAGATAGCGGAATTTCTTCTCCGAGATATTCTAATTTATCCGTTCTTGCAGAAGTTTTGTATGCCTTGTTTATAACAGTAACCGTGTTACCCTCTAATTTATGATACTCTAAACGACTATACACAAGGTCTTTGTCGTATTTACGCTGGATAAATGCAGCCTCAGTCATTTTACCGCTTGAACTAAAGGCTAAAGGATAAAACTCATTGGCCTGTATATAGTCAAATTCCATTGCATAGTCGGTATCAAATGTACTGTTAGGCTCTCCTGTTACAACGTTGGTTTGCTGTGAAGATACCTTTGTTTTCTTCGGAACAGGATACGGCTTTACAATAAGTTCTCCCTTTGCAATACCATACTCAATCTGTACTCTA